AAACTCTGTAATTAATTTGGTGTTTGAAACTATACCTATTGTTTTTGATTGACTCCTGATAAGACCTGTGTCAATATCATTTGTAAAAGATAATGACGGAAGTGGTTTTGTACCATCTCCCAATCTTAAAATACCAGTAGATAGATCACTACCTCCTGCAGAAATAGTAAATATCTGATCACTAATCTGATTTATTTTTTCCCTTTGTTTCTCAAAGGTGTCTGTTTTAGCTACTTGAATTGCTGGCATTTTTAATTAACTCTCTAAGTAAAGATTTAATCTCAGAAACTTCATTCTTCAATGTATTTATGTCATCCAATGCGGAACTTAGATGTTTTGCTTTACGTCTAGCTTCGACTGCAGAATCATCCAAACTGATTATGGCACCAGTGTTTTGGTCTCTTACAAGACCATCATGTCCAGAAACTTTTAAAAACTCCATGTGCGGAAACTAGAACGCAGCTACTGCTCTTATATCCTGTACCTTAGGAACATATGATGGATCAGTGCCAGTCATCACTATTTTGATAGCAAATGATGAATATTCTGGAAGATCAGAAACGCTATATTTCAAATCTTGATATGAGGATTGTTTCTCTACAATTCCAGAAATTGTATTTTCACTTGATGCAATCTCAAATACATCAGGTTCTCCATTTTCATTAAAGAATATCCAATCAATATCATCAAAGTTTTCTTGACTAGATGCTTTCTTAAATTTATAGAATACTTTTAAGTTTTCTATATCTCTAACATTTGCTAGTAGATGTACATCAATTGCAGTTGCAGGATTTGATATGGTAACCTCTTTAGTTACATACTTAGCAATAGAAGAACCATTCTTAGATGTATCTTCAGCAACAAAATCTAGACCATTAGTATAAGTTATTTTTCCAACCTCAAGATATGCATTTTCTTCATCTGGTTGATTAGGATATTTAATAAAGTCTCCTACACGGAATATGTCAGCAATCTGATCTCCAGTAACAGCATTTCTATTATAAAGAACATTGTCAATTATTCTACTAGTAAAGTCATCATTAATTGGATTAGTGTCAACTCTCAATGTTAATTGTTGAGTTTGAGTATTCCAAATAGTTGCCTTACCAGTAATCACATTATCATAAGTATCATTCAATACATTTGGATTACGTGCAACGATAGTAGCAGCATCATTTATAGAAGCAAATACTTGTGATGGATTTGAATCTACAACAACGTTCGTAAGACTTAACTGATTTCCTAGTGTTACTGTCTCTCCTTTTTGGAAGAATTGACTTGTCTTTACTCTGACATATACAACTTGACCATCAACTCTAGCAATAGTACCAGTTGTTTTTGTAGTTACGCCTTTAATTGTTTGATCTGCTTGTAGTTGTGTACCACCATTTCCTGCAAGATTAAATTGATAAACAGGGAAGAACTCTACAATTTGATCTCTTCTACCAAATCTATCTTCTTGACCCTTAGCGTTTTCAACTCTATTTGTAACTGTCTTGACAGTAGCACTTGATAAATCTATTATTGGACTCAAATGAGACAAAGTAGACGATATCGTCATTTTGTAAGTTAATGATTGAGATAGATTGTTCAAAGTTTCATTAATATCAGATGCAATAAATTTTTGGTTAGTGAAATAATGAGGTTCATTCAAAAATGTTTTCTCATAACTTGCTGATGAATAAGAGTCAAAATTTGTAGAAGTAGAATCTACAGGAACAACATTAGTTGTCTTAACTTCTGTGTTTAATTTAGTTCCAGTAAATGACAAGTATGATACCTGTGGATACAATGTTTCAAATTTTCTATTGAATGATGCATACACAAGATCTCCACCACCAACAGAATTACCAGCAGCTTGAGAAGATGATTTTATGTTATATGTGTCAATACCAGAGTTGCTTATTTGGAATAATGACTCATTCAAAATAGATGATGTAATACCACCTATTTCCTTAGCAGTTCTATAAAATACGTACGACTTACCACTAGTTTCAAATCCATGATCTCTGTGGTTTACTTTGATTATGGTGTTGTTATTTTTAAATAATTTAGATGTGGAATTTGTATTCGCACTCGCATTAGTTTCAAATGGATTATTATCTAATAACTCATAACCTAAACTATCATTTTTAATTAATAGTTCTGCTGGTCTAGACACATCAAATTCTGCACGATATAATGTGAATTTAAGATCTTCAAATATATCCTCAGTCCAACTCTCAGTGTTTTGTGATCGGTAAACCGAACCTAATGATGGTTGGGTGGTGATGACCGTACTTGTTGCTATATCGGTCTCTCCTAATTTAGATGACCATAACTCATAATCAATAGAATCTGTTTCTACTGTAAGGGCATACTCAGTATCATTTTGCAAATATACAGGATAATCAAAAGCAAAATGTGTAGGTGTTGTTGATTCTGTGACACCTTCCTGATCAGTCGCTACGCCCATTCTAACTGCTGGTGTATCTATTTCTATAAAGGTTTGTATTTCACATCCTCCAGCACCATTTCCGACGCCTTTGACAACAACTGATGGTGCTTCTGTATATCCAAATCCACTAAGTGCTACTTCAGCATTATAAATTTTACCACCAGAAACCTCGATACTTGCTGTGGCAGTAGATCCGCCAGGTAGTTGTGGACTCTCAATAGTAAGAATTGCACTATCGTAATTCAAACCTGTATTTGTAATTCTAATATCAGATAATTTACCACTATCTTTTACAATAGAAAGAACAAAATCTGTACCGCCTGTATCATTAGCAAGAGTGACAGATGGAATAATTAAATCCTCATTGGGTATGAATGATTTACCATTATGATTGCTAAGAACAACAGTGTAACATTGTTCATTTGTAAGACTGTATCTACCAGCTGCAGTTGCAACCAATTCTACATTGTTCTTATCAAACACTGATAAGATAGGACCTGATGCAGATGATGATGCACCAGTAACATTTTCACCTTTAAATATCGACATATTTCCACTAGCAGCACATTTTAAAAATGTATTTGGTGTTAATGTTTTTTCACTGCCTGGCACAATATTTTTTGCTGGTTTTTCAGCATCTACATTTGAGATGTATGTCTTGATAGGAATCGTAGAACTTTTCTTGTTAAAGTATAAATCAACACCTGTTACAAAACATCCACCATCTAAATTCTCTACCTTAAATGTTTGTGCAAGAGGATTGGGTCTTACAGGATTATCAGTATTGCTTTCAATTAACTGAACACCTTCGTTAGATTTAAAGATAGATGGTTTTGTAGAAACAATACTAGAGGGATTCTCTGGAAGAATACCAGTAGCATAATACTTAACCTCTGTGTATGTGTCTACCTCTGCTTTTGGTTGATTAGTAGCACTTGATGTAAACCTAAATGTGAGAATTCCTGTAGTAAAATTCAACGCCTCTGCTGATGTATCATATCCTACAGTATCAAGATCACCTGTCCATGTTGCGTTTTCATTAGGAGGTGATCCAGCTGGTAAAATAATTAAACCAGACGCATTACCATATTCATCAGTTGTTATAGGACCGTTAAATGCTGATAAAGAATTTCCTGCAACACCTGTAAATCTAAGGTCAGGATTTATCCAACGACTAATATCTCTACCCTCTAAGAATACGTAAATTCTTGTATTAGGTTTCATTCTACCAATTTTAAACTTGATAGGTTTACTTCTTGCAAAGAATGATAATGATGTAGAGACAATGTTGTCACCCACTGTTTTAGTTTGCAATCCTTTACCTACCTCATTATTTTGAGGACTAATATTAGAAGAACTTCCTACTGATGCATTCTGAACAGATGTATTAGCAACTTGTGTGTTAACTTCACCCAAAGAATTGATAGCAGTGAATGATGAAGAAGCACCTACCCAGTTAATAACAAATGAGTTATGTAAACTAGAAAAACTTTCTTTTACACTTTCTTTTGCTAAGAATATGTTGAATAGATCTGTATTTGTATCTACAACAACTGGTTCTATACTGTCATCATACCATTGATCTATTGATGGAGATACATCAGCATCACCAACGTATTGTAGTACAACAAATGGATTTGGATTTAATGTAGAAGAAGCAAAATTATTTCCTAACAATGATAATGGAGAATATGGCAATGTCACCATATGTCCTGATTTTTGATATCCAGAAACTGCTCTTTGATCTTGTCTTGTATTGACTTCTTTTAAACCTATAGAATCTTCTTTTGATTGAGGACGTAATACAGATTGTTGAGCATCAACAGCACAACGATAATCTAATGACTTAAGATTACCAACTTTATGTGCTTCAAAATTATCCACAACAAAACCAGACTTAAATCTGTCTAGACCAATCTCATCCTTAACTTGCATGTTAAGTGCTTGCTGTTCTAGTATGCTAAGTGTGGTGTAGTATTCTAATCTTTCAATACGTTTCTCTAACTTACCAATGTCACGCATTGTATAACGACGATTGTCCACAGGAGTAACTCTTACATCCTTACTTGTCTTAGTAAATGCAGGGATATACGCATAGAATAATGCAACAGCATCTTCTATTGGATCTGGTTTAGTTGGGTTTAGAGATGAGTTACCTTCGTTGACTACAAAGTTTCCTTTTTTATCTAAGAATATTCCATCAATACGATCTAAGTATTGAACTTGACTGAATGAGAAAGTAAACTCTAAGTTTTTATCGGGAGCAGGACTACTAGAAACAATAGCACCAGCACCAGAGAATGATCCTTCAGTTCTCTCTAATGTTGATGTATCAAGGAAACCTGGTATAATAGCAGTGCTATCTACTTTTGGTCTAAAATCAATTACATTTTTAAGTTCTACTATACCTAATACGGATGAATCAAATGTAGGAATCTCATCTTCTGAAACTCCTGCTTCATGTAGATAACTATCAATAGTACAGAAATCTCCTTGTGAGTGTTCAAAGTAATCAAAAGATATCACAAGTTGACCTGTGGTTTCTTGAAAACCAGGTTTCAATACAATTCTAGAAACATCATAGATTGTATCTCTTTGTCCTGTATCAAATGTATATCTTGATGTAACATCTGTACCAGAAATTATATTACCAGCACTATCAATCTCAGGTGGTTGTGATGATGTTCCTTCATATACGTAATTTAATTTAAAAGCATCAGCATAAGATAAAATCTCTACAACCTCTGTATCATAATCTGTACCTCTTAATGGAACAACACGATCACCAGCAGATGTAACTGTAATTCTTTTATCTCTTACTACAGTTTTAAGTCTTGGTTTTGCATTAGATACCTCAAGAGTTGCAGTCAACTTAAGTCTAGGGAAAGTTCCATTTGTAGGAATAGATCCAAAATATGTTGATGGTAACTGTAAACTAATACTACCAGATGTAAGACCACTAGCAGTATCTGTGGCAGATGAAATATCTACAACATCCTCTGGGACGTATACTATATCACCCTTTACGATGTCAGGTGCATCACCAGCATCTAATACAGTAATAATATAATTCTCTTCGCTAAATGCAGCAAATCTCTGTGTACCAAATGGTAACTGTGCAGCAAATGTAATTACACCACCACCTGTAGTTGCGGTAGTTACAAAATCTCTACGGAAGAAGTATTTAATTTTAGTGTCATCACCACCAGCAGAAATTTTAGATACTTGTTTACTACCAGTTTCATATAATAATGTTCCACTCGCAGCATTGTTTACTATAGGACGTAATCTTACAATACTAGCGTTGGTTACAGAACCTGGTAAAGCTGTATCTAAGTAAATTCTAGATTTATATGATCCCTCTTGCTGTGTGGCAAATTGAACGATAGATCTAACAAGATTATTATTATCATCAGAGAACTGTATAAGATCTCCTTGTTGCACAACAGTAGATGCATCAGCACTAAAACTTGTTGATTCTATATACATGGATCCCTGATAACCAAAGAATGTATAATCAGTAACAGTCTTAATCTCAGAATACTTTTGACTGTCTACAACAACATCGGCAGAGAAACTATTAGCATTTCCAGAACCATAAGAACATCCTATAGATTTTACATTTTGTGGTGTATATGTAGTTACTGTGTTTCTGTATAATATTGGAACAACTGAAGCACCAGAACTAGGTGCAGCTGCACCATCAGGATTTTTTACAGTAATTGCAGGAGGTTGTGCGTATTCTATACCAACAGCAGATCTATTAGCAATAGATGCTTTGTAAATTGCACCACTTCCACTTCTCAATAACTCTATTTTAGAACTATCAAATTCTAATCCATTTACCAATAAAGTAGCACCATCCGCATATCCTAATCCTCTATTTTGAACAACGAAATGAGATATAGTATTTTCTTTTGCAATCTTTACAGTTACACCACCCTCATCTCTAATTGTCTCGCCAGGTAAAAATCTACCAGATAAAGTTTTTACAAACAAGATAGTTCCTGTTGAATATACACCAGAGGCAGTTCCCTCTACAACTCCATAAGCACCACTATTGACTCCAAATACATATTTACCTTCGTCAAAAGCATTGGTTCCACTAGGAACTGATTCTAAAATAATTTTAGTAAAGAACTGAGGATCAAAATATGAAAATCCAAATGTAGTATTGTATGCATTAGTTCCAGCAGCAAGACGACCTCTAGAAAGAACTATGTCTGAATCTGAATTAAATCCAGAACCTCTTTCTTTCAAGAAGAAGTTATTTGGTTTTGCTTTACCAATTACAGGAGTAATTGTTGGAGAATAATCTACAATAAATCCAAACTCATCTCCTGAGTTATTTGTTTGTGCAGATCCTTGAGTCAAGAAAATTTTTCTTTTAAATTCATCATCACCTAAATCATATTCTAATAGTAAATTTTCTAATTCATCTTTTTCACCAAAAATAGTAAGTTCTAAAAATTGAACAGATACTGATGAGTTAACAAGTGGTTTATTAGTGGTAGCAAATGATAATGTTTTAAAAGAACCAACTCCTGTTGTACTACCTACATCACTTCTTGTTTTAACATAGTAAAGAGTTCCGAACTGACTTTGAAATGTTGCATCTGTTACAGCACCAATCAAAGTTGTTGGATTTGTAATCTGTAAAGTAATTGTTTTTATACCATCATTAGGAGTAAAAGTAAGTCCTCTTCTACTAATTGTTTGTCTATGGTCTCCAGATAATTCTGTATCGTTTAATCCAATTGAACCATCATTAAATGTACTATACAAAAATACATCAGGATATGCAGTAAGATCAGATCCTTCTTTGTTTAGAGGAACACTACCAAATACATTGGTAACACTAAATGATGGAAGACCTTTAGATTTTAGAGTTACATTGTCAGTAGAGAGACTTTCTCTAGCTTTGTTTATTTCAAGATACTTAGTTTCTTTATTAACAATCTCAAAACCTTTGATGTATGCTTTACCTGGTCCTATACTAGCAACCATTTTTCTAGATGCTTCGGTTGCATTTAATCCATTAAACAAACTAAATTCATCTACAGCATATAGACCTCTGTTGCCATCTTTCTGTGCCCACTCTCTGATATCTACAGAAAAATTATCTACAACATAATCTCCAGACTCATCAAAAGTTCTACGAGCAAGTGTTTGTTCTAATACACTAAAATCTGTAGATTCAACCTTTCTTTGGATTACTCCTCTTGATACTGTAAGAAGTTGTATAAAATTCTTATCAGTGATTGCATTGAGAGCAAACTCTTTTAATATGAGAGATATCCTTAATCTATGTCCGCCAGGTGCAGTGTAGTTAGAAGATCCTATTGCATTATCATATAGTGACGGATCTTCCTCTGGAGTAACAATATCCTCTTTAATTGTAAAACCAACTTTTGCAGATGGTTTGTCATAATATTCATCAATAACTAGCAATTCTGCATTACAACGAACAAAGTAACCATTGACAAAGTAAATACCCTCTTCTACTTTGACAGCAGAACCAAATCCCATAGCAGGACTTTCTAATGAAGTTACCTCACCTGTATCAGGATTTGTTATTTGAATACTAGTTGGTAAAACACTACCATCTGTACCTACAACTAATAGAGGAGTATTGACGCCATCAACTACCTCTAGAGTCTCACCTTGTCTAAATGTAGTCTCAGTGTTAGACGAACCACTATTGACGTAATTTACAAACAAAGTATCTGCTGTGCTTTCTGTTGCCAGTTTCGTGGAAACTATTTTTCCCTTGACACCAGAAGTTAACCCAATAAGTTCTTCTCCAACTAATTGAGTTATATCAAATTTTTTAAAAACAATATTACCTTGACCATCATTAACTGCAACTTCAGAAACAGATGATAGTTTTACGTAATCTAATTTTGTGTTAAGTCCTACTTCACCAGGAATTACAAGTTCACCTTGTTTAAAGGCAAATTTTCCAAAGCTCTCTACTTGGTTTTGAAGAATTGATTGTATCTGTGTTAATTCTCTACCTTGTATAGAATAACCAGGTCGAAACAGAATCTTGTAGAAATTCTTTTTCGCATCAAAATCTTCGTAATATGGGCTTACGTTTAGGTTCGTCTTTTGAGGCATCTTACTCCGCCAAATAATACTAGTATTCTCGTCATATTATTTAGCGAAGTTTTACGATGCTTAGAATTCAATTACTAACTTGATATCTTCGATTTGGTCAGGTGCACGAGTGATTAGTCTTCTGTTCTCAACATAGATCACATTACCTGAGTTATTTTCAATCTCAGGAGCAGCAAGTCCAGATGAAAATGTAACACCTAATGCAGTTGATCCATAAGATGTATCTACATTACCAGATGCAGCAGATATTTCTCCAGTAATTGCATTAGAACCATTTGACTCAAATGCTCTCACAACGCCACTGTCTGTGTGTGCATCATTTGTTTGGATATACTTAAGAACACCAGCAGTTGTAGAACCACTATCAAGTGTCCATGATACAACTGTACCATATGCAGTACCACCAGTCACTGTTTGAGTAATTTTTTCATCAACTGAGTAATCTGCAGTAGCACCAGTAATCTTGACTGCTTTTAATCCACTAAGTGTATCATTTGTTGCAAATGTTGTTGTACCCCAGTTAAATGGATCAGCGATAATACCAATACGACGGAAGTCGTTATCTACAGGGAAATCTCCAGAACCTTCTGAATATGTAAGACGAATGTTTGTCATAACACGCTTACCATTGAGTTCTGTCTCATGATCAGAACCATGACCACCTTCTGGTGCCATGACTATTTCGATTGCACCAACAGCAGAAGCACCAGTTGTTACAGCACTTGATAAACCTGCATTAGAGAATAAGTTACCATTTGCAAACAATACGTTACCATATGTGTAACCTGATCCACGTGCTTCAATCTCAGCAGATGTAATTGTACCAGCACCATTTGTTACAAACTTAACTTTACCACCTGTGCCATCTCCTTTGATGCTAGTGTATAATGTTTGTGAAGCAGGAAGACCTGATCCAGCATTTTCGATAAGAGCAACATCACATGCTCCAGCAACAGCAATACCAGTAACTTGCGTTCTAGATGCGTTAGCAGGAAGAACGATTGGCATAAAGTCTGATGAAAGAAACTTAAGAACATCATCAGTAGGAATAGTATACATGTACTTCCAGATGTATCCTGCACCAGTTGTTTCTGTATAAAGACCAGTTGCTGAGTCATAGTTAGCACCAGAAACCAATGGTTCCTCTGTTGCGTTTTGACCTGTTGTGTTTGAAGGATCTTCACCGTTGTAAAGACACTTGAATACTTCGTATGCAGAGTTCATCACATAGAACTTAGCATCAGCAATACTTGTAGCACCTGTTGCAGTAGATTTACCAATCTGACCACCGCCACCAGGAGTAGCAGAATAGTCAGGTTTCCACATGTCAAACTTAGGGTTAGCAACTAGATCCCAGTTGTAACGACGGATAACTGTTCTTGCAAATGAATCAGTAATACGCTTGGCAGCAATCAATTCGTCATATAGAGCAATCTTTTCTCTTTGATTGTCTAGAGGAAGTGGTGGAACATCTTCTGTAGCGTAACGATATACACCAGAGACTGCTGTAGCACCTGTGTCAGAACCACCAGCACCACCTGTTCTACCTTTTAATGCAGATCCTAGAGGAGGAGCAGAGTTAACACCATTACTTCCAAAAACGTCGGTCAATAATAAAGAGTTGTCGTAAACTGCAGAAACTGTGGCACGAAAAGCAGTTGATCCATATGTACCAACATATACTTCATTACCGACTATGAAAGCCGTAGAATTTTTGGTATGTATTTCCAAATATGCTTTCCACGGTTGTGGTCTTCCCACAAAGAAATACATTCTTGATCTTTCCGCACTGGTGTCCGTTGCACCTTCGGTTAAAGATTCTAAAAATTGTTTAGCGTTAAAAATTCTAAACTTATCAGAGATAATAGCAGCCATTTTTTTTCTGTTCCGACGTTATTGTAATATGTGCCTGAGTTATTTATACGTTTATTTATACGATTGATATAGGTACTATCTCAGATCCAGACGTAATCTGATTACTACCACTATGTAGGGTGCATCCAGTAAACGCATTTCCTGTCTTACCAGTGTACTTAATCACTCCAAATATATTACCTCCATTAGAATGATAAATGTATCCAGATGTTGGGAAGAAAGTGGTATTAGCAACTAATATTGTATTTGGAATTGGTGCTGTGCCAGTTTGACTAAATGCCACTGGATTTTGAATTGATGGTAATCCAAGATTAAATTTCTCTCCAGATTTAGTGAAACTAGATGTTTTTCTTTCAGTAAAATCACCCACAGTTAAAGCAGGGAAATATTGAGTAAGATCAGCAATAGTTAAATTAGATACATCACAAACTCCATCATCAAATGATATGTATTGCCAGTTACCAATAGTAGGACCTACGTTTGTAGGTGCGTAATTTCCAATGTAATCAGCAGTTCCAAATCTCTCATTTCTAATTTCAATTATAGTTCCATTACGTTTAGTAACAGTGAAGTTTCCAACATTATTTTCAAGTAGATCAACTGTAGTTCCATCTCTTAGTAAGATAGGATCATTTATAAATGCAGTCTCCAGATATACATCTATCGCACCACTTCCTGGTGGTATTAATTCAACTTGTAGATGTTCTTTGGTTACAGACATCTCACTTGATGGAGAAATCTGTCTTTGTACATTTCTCTCAATACCAGCACCAGTTACTGAGATGTCAACCATTCTAACATCACTCTCAGACTCAATATCCACTAGACCAGCAGATATAACAGTTATGTCTTCAATCTGTCTAAGATATGTTCCAGCAACCCAATCTCTTTCTGGTGTTCCTTCATATCCTCTAATAATTTGATAGAATCTATCATTAAGTTTTTTCTGATAGAATACAACTTCATCACCAATCATCAATCTGCCACTAGGAGCAAACTTAGATGTATCAGCAATGTATGCAATAACATCACCAATATTAAAGTCAAGATCCAATAATGCAGCATTCTCAAAGAAGTTAACATTTGATATTGCATTATTAAGAATATCAATTTGCGTAGTTGCTGTAATTGCTTTAGAAACAGTAGAAATAGAATTTAGAGATACAATATCTTGAACCTCTGCAGAAAGCACAGTAGCATCAACTTGTGTATCAAATGCTTGAATTAGAGCTGATGGAGTAGGACGTTTAAAGTCAATTTGTAAGTAATCTCTTTGTGGGTCTAATCCACCTCCAATAGAGAATACCTCTAACTCATCGGGAGTAAACTCTCTTTCTAATGATATTGTTGCATCAGTTATTTCTCCAAATGTTACACTATTACTGCTAGTCACAGTATCTAAACCAGCTTCTTCAATCTCACTAACGACAGATAAAGCAAACAATCCACCTGTTTCTATGTAAGGTACAACCCCTACGTTTATTAATGATACACCAATATCTCTTTCAGTTAGAAGATCAAATCCTCTTGTTGTAATTACTTTAGGTGCTTTAGTGTATCCAGAACCACCATCTAGTAAGTCAACACTAATGACTTGTCCTTTACTTACTAATACATTTGCTCTAGCACCACCACCATTACCATCTAATGATTCAAACTTAAGTATGGGAGGTGTGAAGTATTGATATGCAGTTGGTTGTGTGAGTGGATCATAATTACGTTGGTTCCATGTGAGTGATATAACAGATCCATTCTCTATAGTCGCTACTACAGATAAACCCTCTCCTCTCGTAATTCCAGTATAAGACTCAATTGAGACTGCACTAAAAATATCATCAGAAGTTTGTTCTCCATCTCTACCATCTTTACTTATAGATTCTGTAGGAAGTTTTTTGATTCTTCTAAATCCGTCCTCTCCATCTACTCTTATGTTGTCATCGTTAGAGAGATATACAAATGGTGCTTTATATGTTTTACCATAAGAAGTTCCGAACCAGTCACCATTAGCATCTCGTAATATTTTTCTACCATTACTATCTTTCTTAAAATCAAGAAGATCATTTGATATATCAGCATCTGCTATCACGTACACATTACTATAATCACCCTTAGATGCAAATGTGTAATTTAAACCAGCTTCTATATTAGGGTTCTGACACTTCAATGTAAATGCAACATTATTTCCATTTCTAATTGGATTTGTAATCTCACCAATAACATTTTTAGTTCCATTCGCTCTTAACTGCCAAACATGAATAGGATTACCAATTTTGTTGCCCATCCATGTATATCTCAAGAATTCATCCATAATCACTTGAGAGGAGGTGAATGAAAAACTTCCTTGACCAAAGTAAGTGTCAGGTGCAAAATCATATATGTTTAATATCTGTCCAACATCTCTACCATAAAGATAACGCATATCAATCTGCATTTCTTTTTTAATAGAATCATGGAATGTGATGTTAGGACCTGACACTGTATACGCCTTTCCTTTTACTTGTAATACACCATCTAAAAATACATACAAACTATCTTCAGACTCGATACTTTGCACAGTGCCATCCAATACATCAAGAATTAAGAAAGGTCCGTTTCTAACTCCATCTACTAATTCATAATCAATTGTGAGTCTCTTATAATTACCAACACCAATCCCTGCAATTTTTTCTACCGCAGTTGGTTCGCCAATAGTTTTAGCACCTAGATCTTGATCCCATATAGGAGCAACATCAAACTTAATTACGTTAGGAATAACAGTTCTATCAATCCAATATGCATCTTTTAGTGGATAATTTTCTGTAAACTTAGGTCTTTGTAATACAGAGTTGATTGTAACAAATAAATCCTCATCTTCTTCTGTATTGACTTCTGTATTATCATCCCAATATAATTCAAAATCTGTAGTCTCACCGTCAATAAAATCAGGTAAACTTCTTGTTACAGATTCTTCTTTGATGGTATCACTCAAATTATCGTATAGAGAATCCATTGCAGAAATTACAGTATTACATTCCTGTTCTGGTAACAAAGGATCACCAAGAATATTGTAATTGGAGTATGTTACTGTGTTAGTCCAATTACCAGATTTATTTTGATTCTGTGGTGTCTTTTCTACAAGACTACGCCCTTCTGTAATAATAGTCTCAGTAATACTATGGTATGTGTTAAGTGTACTCTCTACCTCTGCACATGCAGGAGATAGTGAATCAACCAATACATTAGGATCTGTAATTGACAATTGATTTCTCATTGCCTGTATACAAGCAATCTTAACCTGATCCATTATGTAAATTGTTGACTCTACAGTTCCAGTGATTCCTTTTTGAACTGTGCCTATTGTTGATGTATCATAATATAACTCTTCACCATATGGATAATCATTTTCTTTGTAATATGCTTGTGCATTCTCTACAATTTTAAAGTTACCACCTAATTTAAGATGATACACATACGCCTCTATTAATGGTCTCATTTGAAGAGGATAAAATGGTGCTACGCCAGGACCTCCACCCCAACCTAAGTTTGGATATTGTGTTTGAGTTGCGTTTAATGCTATTTGAATAATTTCTGTTGTATTTTTCTCTATTAACTCTCCTGCTTTATAGAACATGCCATTGTTCAATGCACTCCAACCAAATTTTGCTTGTGTTGAACCTGAGAATGAAAGAGGTACTGTGACAGTTGAGCCAGGTGGCACAGCAAATGTTCCTCCTAATGGAACTTGTGCTGTATTAGTACCAATAGTAGTTGTACCACTTGTACCACTTATAGGAGTAGTTCCAGATGGTGCACCACCTCCACCACCAGAGTTTGCAAGTGCAGCATTACTTACTGTGACTTGTGTTTCACTATCAATAGATACAATTTTAGTTCCTTCTGGATATGATTTACCAGAACTAACAAATAAACCAACAGCAAGATTTTTTGTGCTTGTAACTTTTATTGTGTTTTGACCTTGAATGTATTCAATACCAACATCAATAAAGTCCCAGTTACGAATCGCCAATTTCGCTAATCTAGTAGCATACTCAAATATATTAATAGATTCATCTTTGTAATTCTGAATGTATAGATAATCACTATCGTTATTGAATATTGATGAATAATCAATAGTTTTAATGTTACCTCCAAATCTTATATCATGTTGGTAAGCATCCAATATTGCTCTAATATTTGCTTCATAATCATCTTGTTTAGTTGCCCAATCTAATGATGGATAATTTGCCTTACCATATCCAACAGTCTCATCTACAATAAACCCTACATTTCTTTCAATTTGATTTGCTGCATCAATCCAAGTGCCACCACGTTGGAAAATATTTCTTATCTTTTTAAAATATTTTGTATTGTATTGATCATCTTTAAATGTAAATACTTTTCCATAAAAACTAACACCAGCAAGAGGTGGTTCTGAAAATACAATTTTACCATTGCTTATAGTATAAGAAATGCCAGGTTCTTGTATAACTCCATCAAGAGTTACAATCATATTTTTCTGCTTACCATCTGCAAGAGAAAATGCTAATCCATTTTTCAAGGTATCAAATGATGTAGTTCCTTGTAATCTACCATCATTGTCAAATGCTCCATCAAATGATGCACCTAATGTAAATTCAAATATCTCTACTTCATTGAAATTAAATTCACTTGTTGCTGCTGTACCGAAACCTCTACGTATTCTTTGATTTTCTACCTTCTGCACAGTTTGGGTAACAGTTCTTCTTGTATTCTCAACTGTGATTTTATTTTTATTAGGATCCCAAAGTTGTATTACAGTAAAATGATCCGACTTTGGCATATTTACTGGCATCTCTGAACTAGCAGTTGCCTCTACATCAACTTGTCCAAATAACTTAAATCCTGCAGGATGAGTTGTAGATTTTATTAGATCACGCCATTGGTCAATAGGAGTTTTTGATTGAACAACGTACGAATAATCTTGATAGAAGAAACTATCTGTTATCTTTTGATTTGATACACCTAACTTACCTCTATCCGATTGATAAAAACCTAAATTGTCATAAAAACTAGATATCTCCTCATCAAATATAGTTACAAATATAGATTGTACAACACCAGAAACTGGCATCAATGTAGACTCTATAGGAACATCTTCACGAACAATACCAGTAGAGTTTGCTACCTTAAGTAAATTAGATCCAAATCTCCATTCTATAACTGTTGCTCGAAATACTTCTGTATTATTAATCTTTTGTACTACTTGTTCTCCCAATCTAAAATTACCATTGTAATTTTTTAAAGCAAGAATGTAATTAGAACGGAAGGTTGAAGATACAGTTTTATCTAAATGGAAAGCACCACCATTTGATGTTATTCTTACAGTTTGTGGAACTCCTATGCTACTACTAACAGCATACGCTTCTACATCTCCTTCAACAATAACAATCTCTGGTGCAAAGGTATAACCTTTACCTGGTTTATCTACTGTGATAGAGGTAACTTTACCATCTCTCACAAGAACATTGAATTTTGCATCAACACCATCAGATTTTGTAATTATAACTTTAGGATTTACGTAATTAGATCCTTCATTTGTAATATTGACACCAGTAATTATTTGAGACGCTGCATCAAATGATACAGTTGCTTCTGCTCTGTATGATTCTGATGGGTCAACACCACTAATTACTGGAACTTTTTTATAATTTAATCCTAAGTTTACTATACTGATTTCATTAATTTTTCCGATTGCGAACTGACCAGTAGTAGTATAAGAAATGGATCCAGAACCATCCCAAAGAGGTTCACTGCTAACATCATATACAAAACGATTCGGTGTAACATAATTGAGTGTCTTAGTTCCTTGTAGTGGGTCTGTTATAATTTTAAAGAATGATCCTTCTGCATCTACTACATTTTTATTGTCAAAGTAATAGAAGTTTGTGAAATCTGTTCCTATTTTTGTTTGATAGATGTTAGTAGAAATTCTATAACCAAATCCAAATTTAACATCTGTAAATGATCCTGCATTGCCAGGTAATATTGTAGACTCTGTTTTTTCTACAGTAATTAAATTATAATTTCTACTTGGACTAATATCAAAATAAGTCCCAGTGAGACTAGAATGAGACGTATCGAATTTGTACTTATAGAATTCTTGTAGATCTAAATTAGGATTTGGTACAAATGTATTATTATCATCTGAAAATTCAAACTTATACAATACATCTTTTGCCGAGGTAACAGAGACCAATCTTTGTGGTGTGCTAGTGTCAAAGAAACTAGAACTTAATACAACTTTATTTGCGTTAGTGTTTAATGTTGCATAATCATATACAACAACTATCTTATGTGATACAGGATCATATGATTGTATGAAACCAGATAACGCACCAGTAAATATTTGGTAATTATTTGTAAAGTTATATTGACCTTTATAAAGAGATACCTCCTGTCCATCAAAATGATCTACATCAGAAGTTCCTTCTTGTCCTCTAATTACAGAAATATCATTCCCGTTTATGCCAACAATTTTTAAAATTTCTTGACCAATTTGTATTAGATCATCTGTTGAAAATCCTTGTGTATTGTCAACTGTAACTTTTGTTACACCAGCAGCAATACCAACGTGTCCCACATAAATGGTAAATCTTGCAGTGGATTGTGATGCACCAGATCTTACTAGGTCTTCATCAGCAACAGATAAAAAGTCACCTCGTGCATAACCTACACCAGCATCTTGTATTTGTATACCAGATACTATGCCAGCGTCAGATACAGTAAATGTAGCAGTGGCACCAGTACCCGATCCGCCAGTAAGAGCAACACTAGTGTAAGTTCCAGCAGTATAATCTGCTCCTCCATTGAGTATGTCATAGCGTCCTATCCCCGTAAAATTAATACTTGTTTTAGCACTAGGAGGTGTCAGAATTGCTTCTTGATATAACCTCTTTCTTACATAATATAATTTAGTTTTTGTTGCGTCATTAGGATTGATATCAATGTTTACTTTGTCTCCAATTCCTAACCCATGATTTTCTGATGTCTCTACTAATGCAACACTTTGGTTAACTTCAAATGGTTCTAATCCATCACTAAGAGTTGTAAGTCTTACAATTCTAGTTCCAGATGTATTAAACAAATCATCAGACTGTAAGAAATAATTATCATCAACTATCCATGTGCCCGTAAGAACTTTGATTTGGACTACGTTTTGAGCAGATGTTCCTTCTAATACCTCAGCAGTGGCAATAGGAGCATTGACACCATCAGTAAGACTTAATGTAGCACCTTTAGTGTAAGAACTTCTTTGATCTAATAAAATATCAAATGTTTTGATTGCAGCTGAGAAAGTTCCAGTTTCATCAAATGTACCAGTAACTTCTTTCAATACAATTATATTATCATTTTTAACTGTACCCACAATTGTACCAGATGCACCAGATGATGGTTGATTTAGAGTATCATCTGCAAATAAGTATGCACTCTGAATCACTGTTAATTTAACAACCTTATTTTCTTTTGATTGTAAGTAAGATACAGGTTTTCCTTTTACAGAAGATATAATTGCTTCTGCTTCAGAACCATCTGTTCCTGTATTATCAAAATATATTTGAGAGTTAATAGAAAAATTGCTAGATGAATCTACTACATTGACACCCTCTACATTTCCTTGTTTTACTTCTTCTATTTGTGCAAGGAAACCATCACCGTTTCTAGGCATTCCTGCTTGATAAAAATGTTTTGCATTTTTAGGAATGTCATCTTGAGTTATATTTGAGTTGTAATTACTATCAACAGGTAGGGAGTAAAAATTCTCTCCTAGAATGTATGGGTATTGCGGTACTTGATTGCTATCAATAGTAATGAAATAAGCATAAGTTCCTTTCGGAAATTCTGGGGTAATACAAAATCGTCCATTGTTTTCGTCTAATGTACCACTCTTATGAGTGTAAGTATAGTCGTTGACAAAAGTTCCAATAGGATAGTTTGTCAAATCAGGTCCTTCAGAACGACCACCATTGATAGAATAACTAGATGTCATTCTAATAATAGATGATGCAGAATTTAAAGGATTCTCATAACCAAACGCACCATAGATTGGATTGCCATCATATGCAAAACCAATAATAGGTGAGTGTGATTTAGATGCTGGTTCAGTTCCAGCATTGTTTAAGTTATCGTTGAGAGAAACACGAAGTGCTTTCGGGTTTGCAACATAACCATATCCATACTCTAATACGTTATTAAAATTATCAAATACATAACCATTTTCTGTATCTAGATTAGATTCTAATTTTTTATACCTGTTAAAATTCCATTCTTTGAGAAGAGGTATACCAGTTGCTCCATTTCCTACTGGAATTACATCTACAATTATGGTGTTTTGATTATAGAAATTACCTTCAGCAATCTTATTGAATCCTGTAATTTGTCCATCAGTATTAACCACTGCTTCAAATTCAGCAAATCTTCCTCTACCAGCATTATCTCTAATTACAATTTGTGGAGGTGATGAGTAAAATTCGCCAGGATTATCAAGTATTAAACTTGTTACTTTACCACCAGTTACAACAGCACGTACAACAGCACCTCTACCAGATGTAATCAATATATCAGGTACTCTAGGAAATATATCATTGGTATCTACAACAACACTTTCTACTACTTGACCAGCAAGTATTGCCCTTGCTTTATTGGGAACTTGATCAATCAATACAAAAGGAGGTCTTGCATATCCAGTTCCACGAAGATCAACTTTAATTTGTTCTAGTCTTCCATATCTAATACTATCCGCATCTTTATGACCATAAAAAGGAACACCATTTAATCCGATACCAATATCTCTTTTAGGTGTAGGATATGTTTCTGTAGTTCTTGTTGCTTGTCTTCTGATAATACGAAGAAGTTTTTGATCTAATAATTTTTCTGATACAATAGAACCATCTAAAATTTTATGTGATGGAAAACTAGAACTAGCAATGTAATAATATTGTTCATCTGCAAGAATAGCAGAGACATCTGTAGATACTTGATCTAATGAAGTTGCTATTGATGGTATGGTAGGAACATTAACTGATGCACCAGTTCCCAACAACCATCTAGTTTGATTTGTGCCTACATTAACAATTTTAGGATCAGCAGTTTCAAAACCAGGATTGGATACTTGAATTTTATCACCAACTGCAGAATAAGGTTGTGAATCTGATGGTTGTAAATTATATACAACACCCATTGTCAACAATGTGACACCAGATCCTGATAATGTGACTGGTTTATATACTGGTGTATCAACAACATGTGGTACAGCACTTTGTGCTGACCTTTCATCAATAATAAATTGAGTTACATTCTTATCACTAAATGTGATTGTTTCATCTCCAATCAATATAGATCCTGTCTTATCCCAACCAACAGTAGAGAAAACATTTATTCTATCTCCTGTAGATGCAGTACCTGACAAATTTGTCTTAAGTTGAGTCTTAGTTGAGACATTAAAAAATCCATTTACTGTTTCTGGTGCTAGGACGATATTATAAATTACCTCTCCATCTCTAGTTCCATCTGCATAAACATTGTCTACAACAGCATCTGCGTATTCAGTATCTTCTGTATCTGACTGAACAATTTTCTTACCAACTAAATTATTCACATTACCAAATACTACTTTACACTTAAGTGCATATACGTTTATCCAATCGGCATTTGATGCTTTATATGTAAAATCTCTTGGTTTGTATACCTCTGGTTTATTAGATGTATCTTTTGATACAATAGTATTGAAAACAAACTTTATTGAACTGTCAGTTCCCTTTGCTTTGTAGAAATTTTGTATATTTTTTATTAAAGTTCTTTTATCTACCTCTCCTCTAAGATACTTCTCAGGAAATGAACCCAAATATTGTTTTTCAAAATTCTTTACTAGTGCATATAAAAATAAATTACTGATGTTAAAAACTTTTTGACCAGCAGCATGTGCTGCAGCATCAGTAGTTACAAAGTTACTCTCATTATACAAATCTCCTAATTTTGTGTTACCACTAACACCTCTAGAACATCCACTTAAAGTTGTATCAGTTCTAGTCTCGTAGAAAATTATTTCATCATCAATTCTTACGTATCCGTTTTGTTTTGGAAAACTCGTTGCATCTTGTAATACAATTGTATTATCATTATCAGAGATACTAGTGACCAAAGTATCATGCTGTCTAAGTAAGTTCTTTTCATAGTAATCAATATCTGCATATTTTTGGATGTTATTAATAACATCTAACGTACCACCTTGTACCTCCTGTTGCTCGTAGTACTTTGTAACAAACTTACTGAAAAGTTCGTATTCTGTACTAATAAACTCAGGAAGCTGTGTTTCTATTAGAGTGGATATTCTCTTTGTTTTTACAACAACCATTTACTTACTCTTTAAATGCAGTGAAGGATGAATTAGGAACATC